AGCAACAGTTAATAAAATTAAAGCTATGGAGAATATAGCAAACTTAATTGGTGATACAGTATCAGCTGCATCTGCAGTTAAAGCTGGAGAGTCTTATAAGGCTGGTATGACTGAGGATCAAAGAGCTTTTGCCGATACTCAAAATGGTGAAGGTTATACTATAACATTAGTAAATCAAATCATGGGTAAAGGTTTTCTTGATGATGTGGAAGGAACTAGAGGTAATGGTTTCCACAGTGTTGCTGACTTACAGAACATGCCACAGTATAAAAAAGATGAACTTAAAAATGCAATAGATGAAAATAATGCAAGACTTAGAGAAGCTGCACTATCTTCTGCACAGAGAAAGAAAGATGCAGAGGCGGCTAAAGCAGCAGAGGCAGCTAAAGTTCAAGCAGAGTCTCAAGCTCAAAAAGAAAGAAATAAAGCAGCCGCTGCAGCTGCTCTAGCTCCTACATCAAAAGGACAAGCACAAGCTAAACAAATAGTAGCAACATCTAAAAGAAGAAAAACAAAATCAGGAGCTACTGTTGGCGGTAAAGCTGACACTCAGAAGAATCTAAACAAAGTAAATGCATCACTTAAAAATATAGCAAGTGGTGGCTCTGGTGGCTTTAATAAAGGCGGCCTAATGAAGAAACCAAATAAAAAATAAATACCTATAAGGTATCCAAACAACGATAAGGCTACTCAGCAATACTGCTGACCCCAATATAAGGATAATGGATATGCCAGAATTAAATACTATAGAAACCCCGAAGACTGCAGGATTTGTAGATAGGGGTTACAACAATGATAAAAAACGTGCAGCTATGGCAGCTGAAGAAAAAGAAATAGAACGTTTAGAAGCAGAGGCTCGTGGTGAAACTGTTGAAGAAGAATCCAATGGCGAAGGATCTGAGGCAACCGAAGTATCGAATGCAAATAGTTCCAAACAAGAAGAAACCAAAGAGGAAACCGAAGCATCGGAATCTGATGAGGGGTTAAGCCGAGAAGAAAAGTCTTTTAAGAAAAGATATGGTGATCTTCGTCGTCATATGTCTGACAAAGAAAAAGATTGGCAAGAAAAGTTTGATAGCCTAGAAGCTCGTATGAAGGGTGAAAATATTATACCACCCAAGTCTGATGAAGACATAGAGGCATGGGCATCTGAACATCCTGATGTTGCTGGTATAGTAGAAACTATAGCTGCTAGAAAAGCTAAAGAATTATTTAGTAAAGCTGAAACAAGACTACAGCAACTAGATGAAGTAAACAATGAGACTATGCGTAAGTCAGCAGAAGCTACTATCTTACAATCTCATTCGGATTTTATTACAATACGTGAATCAGATAGTTTTCATGACTGGGCAGAAGAACAACCTAAATGGGTTCAAGATGCTGTTTATGAAAATGCAGACGATCCTCGTTCTGTAGTTAGAGTTATTGACCTTTATAAGGTCGACAAAGGATTAACTAAAGAAGATAAGAAAGCTGGTAAAAAGGCTGCTGCTTCTATGGTTAGTAGAACTTCGAAGACTAAAGTAGACGCTGATGAGGCTGGTGGACAAATCCGTGAGTCTGATGTAGCAAGAATGTCTAGTAAAGAATTTGAAGAAAACCAAGACAACATTAACCTCGCAATGCGTAATGGTAAATTTGTCTATGATATTTCAGGAAAAGCACGATAAGTGTTGACATTACGTTTATCTGAAGTATAACTATCGGCAGGAACAAGAGCCTCCCTTGTGGACTACCTCTCTTGCCTACAACCAATAAAACTTAAACTACAAATAAGAACTACCTGATTAAGTACAGGCCCGTTTAGATAATGGTTGGCCGACTGTTATCATAACGCACCCTAGAAAACCATCAGCCTCTTTGTTTTTACGTTTAGTTTCTCTGAGTTGAGGTATGTACCTTTAACTCGTACTTACCTCTTATCATAAGCCAAACATTCAAGGAGAATTATAATGGCATTTGCAGTCGCAAGCGGATATACAAACTTACCGAATGGTAACTTTAGTTCCGTAATTTATTCTAAAAAAGTACAACTTGCATTCCGCAAGTCCACAGTATGTGGCGACATCACTAACTCTGATTACTTTGGTGAAATTTCATCACAAGGTGATACAGTTAAAATTATCAAAGAACCTGAGGTAAGCGTATCAGCTTATGCTCGTGGTACAACCATTGCTGCTCAAGATTTAGCAGACGCAGACTTCTCTCTAGTTGTAGATAAAGCAAACTATTTTGCATTTAAAATCGACGACATCGAAGAAGCACACTCCCATGTAAACTTCATGGATCTTGCTACTAACCGTGCGGCTTTCCGCTTGGCTGATCAGCATGACCAAGAAGTATTGGGTTACTTAACTGGTTACAAGCAAGCTGCATTACATGCTAACGCAGGTACAGTAAACAACGTAGTGAATGGTACTAAAGCTAATACAGCTGCTGGTACAGACGAATTACTTGCAGCTAACAAGCTGAAGAAAGGTGACTTCGGAAACATTACTACAACTTCAGCAGGTGATCACTCGATCCCAATCGCAGCACGTTTACCAGGAGCAACTGCTCTACCGACAGCATACGTATCACCAGCAATGTTGATAGCACGTATGGGTCGTTTGTTAGACCAAAACCAAGTAGATACTGCAGGTAGATGGCTTGTAATTGATCCTGTGTTTATGGAAGTTCTTCGTGATGAAGATTCTCGCCTATTTAACGCAGACTTCGGTGAATCAGGTGGACTACGTAACGGTTTAGTCTTGAATAACTTCCACGGTTTCCGTGTATATACTTCAAGTAACTTACCAGCGGTAGGTACTGGTGCAGGTACAACAGGTACAGCTAACCAAAATGTTAACTACGGTGCTATCGTAGCTGGACATGACTCAGCTGTAGCAACTGCCGAGCAAATCAACAAAACAGAAACATATCGTGACCCAGATTCATTCGCTGACATCTGCCGTGGTATGCATCTATATGGACGCAAGATCTTACGTCCAGAAGCGTTGATCACAGCTAAATATAACTTAGCTTAATAAATAACTTAAAGGGGCTGGCTTAGTGTTAGCCCCTTTATATACATTTAAAATCTCGTAGGAATTAAATATGGCGACTTATATAAATCTAGTAAATGAATTACTTCGTCGTCTTAACGAGGTTGAGATTAGTGAAGTTGATTTTACTACAACTAAAAATGTCCAATCCCTAGCTAAAGATTCTATTAATTCTTCTATACGTGAAATATTACAAGAGGCTCAAGAGTGGCCCTTCACGTTAGTAACCTATGAACAAACACTAGCAGTAGGTACGAAGACTTACGATTTCCCTTCAGACTATTCAAAAGCTGATTGGGAATCTTTCTATTTAAATAATACTAATACAACAGATCCAGGTGTTTTAAAACCATTATCGTATGAACAGTATTTATCAACACGTAGAGCTGATGATGATACTTCTGGTACAGCTGGCTATACTAAACCTTTAAATATTTATAAGACACAAGAAGAAAAGTTTGGTGTTACTCCAGTGCCTGACGTAGCTTATGTTATTGAGTATAAATACTGGAAGTTCCCAAATGATTTAGTTACTAGTACTGATGTATGTATAATACCTGATAGATTTAAACATGTTATTATTGATGGTGCTATGATGTACCTTATGCATTTTAGATCTAATGAACAATCAGCACAACTACACAAGGACAAGTTTAAAGTAGGTATTAAGTCTATGAGAAGGCTTGTTGTAGATAGCAAAGATTCTCTTTTATCTACTGTAATATCAAAAGGTTCTAATGTTATAACTAAGAGTTTTGGCTAAATGGTAGATAAATTAAGTACATACCTGTCAGTTTGTGCTGGAGGGTTGATCACTAATGTTGATCCTTTAACCCAAGCTTCAAACTTATCGGGTAGTGCTATACGTATGATAAACTATGAACCTGCCCTAGCTGGTGGGTATCGTCGTATTAGTGGATATGCTAATGAGTATGGTACTGTTCCAGGTACAGGTGCTGTACTAGGTGTAGCAGTAAATGGCAACTTAGATGATGGTATATTTGCATGTAGAAAACCTACATCTGGACATGATTACCTATATCGTTGGCAGAACTCTAATAGCTCTTGGGTTGCTATAGCTGAGGCTGGCAATCCAGATATGACTAATGTTAGTAGAGTGAGATTTACTAGCTTTAACTGGTCAGGCGAAGTAATACTTCTTACTGATGGTATAAACCCTGCATCTACATATAATGGTACTGCTTATGCACAGATAACTCATGCACAAGCTCCAAATAATCCTAAGTACTCTGAAGAGTTTGCATCTCATATATTCTTGTGTGGTGATTCTTCTGAACCATATAATCTTTACTTTAGTGCCCCACTAAACTATTCTGATTTTAGTCCTGCTAATGGTGCTGGTGTTATCAATGTAGGTTATACTATAACAGCAGTTAAGAAATTCCGTAATCAACTATACATTTTTGGTGCAAACAACATTAAAAGATTAACAGGTAATAATGCAGCTAACTTTGTATTAGAAAATGTTACATCAAATATGGGTTGCCTTGCTCCTGATTCTGTGGTAGAATTTGGTGGTGACTTACTCTTCTTAGGACCTGATGGTATTCGTCCTATTTCTGGTACAGATAAAATTGGTGATGTTGAACTAGCTACTGTGTCTAAAGAGATACAGTCTATCTTCGATAACTATTATTTATCAGAACAGATTGTAGATATTGCTATTGTTGTACTCAGAAAGAAATCACAGTTTAGATTTTTCTTTAAGAATGACTCATCTTTATCTTTGATAGGTGGTATACGTAAGAGTCAGAATAAACAGAGTATCTTTGAATATAGTCAGTTAATTGGTATAGAAGCTAACTGTGTTGATAGTGGATATATAGGACAGTTTGAACATGTAATACACGGTGATGGTTCTGGTAAAGTACATCGCCAAGAAAGAGGTAATAGTTTTGAAGGTGAAGATATATTTAGTTTATATCAAACACCTTACTTTTATATGCAAGACCCAGAGGTACGTAAGATAGTACATA